TAAACTTCTATTCAGATGATCTAAACAGTGAATACTTTGTAGCAAGAAACGAGTAGACACTATATGTATAATCAAATAATACAGCTGGGGCGTATTAAATTAATGTTTAACCGATGATCCTAGGACATCACAAACCGTATATCTTATGAGTACTCTATTTAATGATTTTGACATCCTATTTCACAATTTCTTCCACCCGTCAAGTGGATTTCTCTCAGCCGCAACGGCAAAACAACCCCACCCCCTAAACATCTTTTATACTGACGACAAACTTCATTTTGAAGTTGCGTGTACCGGTCTTACAAAAGAAGATGTAAAAGTGAATATCGAAGAAGATATTCTAAAAATCAGTTACAAAAAACCAGAAGAGGATGAAGTAATTCATCCTGGTACAATTTACAGAGGTTTAGCTAGACGTTCATTTGATCTAGGCTACAAAATTTCAGCAAAATATGATTTGAGTAAAGCAGAAGCCAAACTAGAAAATGGTTTACTTGAAATTACTATTCCTACATCTGAAAAAGCTAAACCGAAAGTTTTAAAGATAAAGTAAAAAATCCCTTTGCCCCAGCGTATTATTTTATTATCTTTAGGTTATATTTAAAAAGAAGTTATAATGTTAAGAAAACGAAAAACAAACCAAACTCTTAGAGATCCTAAGCTAGAACCATTCTTTATTACAGTAGATGACTATTGTTTTACAATAAAGGAAAGAGTTACCTCGGATACTGATCACTTTAAATCTAGTGGTAAAGCTAAAGTATACGAAAAATCTCTATTTTATGTTCCCAACTTAGGAATGGCTTTAACCCGAATTGCGGAGTTAAGGGCAGGGATTGGTGATTTTAATTCTCTAGATGAATACTTAAAAAATTATGAAACTATTACAAACGAAATAAAAGAATACACACATGAGCTTAGAAGCATTATTTGATGCCGTTATAGTTAAACCACAGGAAACTGAGGAAACTACTTTTGGAAACATCATTGTACCTGATTTAGGTAAAGAAAAAAATGAAACCGCTACTGTTGTAGCTGTAGGACCAGGTAAATATTCAGTTACCGGTAATTTCATTCCCACTACAGTAAAAGTGGGAGATAGAGTAGTATTGCCTACTATGGGATTTACAAAGTTCCCATTTGATAACGAGGAATATTATGTAGGACCTGAAAATCAAATTTTAGCAAGAATTAAAACTGGAGAATAATGGGAAAAGAAATAAATTTTGGAAACACAGCTCGTACCGAGCTAATGAAAGGGATTGATGTTTTAGCAGATGCGGTTGTAACTACTTTAGGTCCTAACGGACGAAATGTTGTAATCGCAAACAATGGCATTCCACAATCTACTAAAGATGGTGTAACTGTAGCTAAATCTATCACTCTTAAAAATCCTACTCAAGAGGTAGGAGTTCAACTAGTTAAACAAGCAGCTATTAAAACTGCAGAAAAAGCAGGAGATGGTACAACTACCTCTACTCTTTTAGCTAGAGAAATGGTTAAAGCAGGTTTGCAAGCTCTAAATAATGGAGAAAATGCAGTTGAAATTAAGCGAGAAATTGATAAAGCAGTTGATCTTATTGTAAGAAATCTAAGAGAAAATATCTCTGAGGACATTTCTTCCGAAGGACAGCTGGAACAAATTGCTACTATTTCATCAAATAACGATCCTGAAACCGGAAAATTGATTGCAACCGCAATTGAAAAAGTAGGCATGGAAGGAGTAGTTCACATTGAGGAATCTAGAACTGGAGAAACATACCTAGAAACTGTAGAAGGTATGCAGTTTGACAGAGGATACAAATCCCCATACTTTGTAACTAACAACAACAATATGACCTCAGTATTGGAAAATACTGTAGTGTTGATTGCAGATCAAAAGTTTACACAAGTAAAAGAATTGTTGCCTATTCTAGAGGCAGTATCATCTCAAGGCAAATCACTTTTGATCATTGCTGAAGATGTAGATGGTGAAGCGCTAGCTACTCTTATTGTAAACAAAATGAGAGGCATCATGAAAGTATGTGCTGTTAAAGCACCTGACTTTGGAGATAGAAGAAAATTAATTTTAGAAGACATAGCCATCACAACTGGAGGTCAAGTATTTTCTAAAGAAAAAGGAATGAAGCTTGAAAAATTCAGTTGGGATTGGTTCGGAGAAGCAAGAACAATAACTATAGATAAAGAAACAACCACGATCGTCGATGGAAAAGGAAGAACTGAATCAATTGAAGCACGTATTGAAGAACTTCAACAACAAATCAACAAAGCACAAACCCCGTTTGAAATTGAAAAACTCCAAGAAAGACTGGCAAAGTTCGTCGGAGGAGTAGCTATTATTCACGTAGGTGGAGCTACTGAAACCGAAATGAAGGAACTTAAGGATAGAGTAGATGATGCACTACATGCAACAAAAGCCGCTATTCAAGAAGGTATTGTACCTGGTGGTGGAGCTGCTTTGTGGTATGCTAGAGAAGCAATTATGTACCCAAGTACAACAGGAGCAAAAATTGTTTACAAAGCATGTGGTAAACCATTTGAACAAATTCTAGTAAATGCTGGTTTCAGCCCAATGGAAGCTCAAATGGTAGGTTTACAACTTGATCCTTCAAATACCTGGTTAGGGTATAACATTAAGGAAGAAAAGTGTGTAGACATGAAAGAAGCAGGTATCATCGATCCTACTAAAGTAACCCGAACTGCACTACAAAATGCAGCCTCAGTTGCAGGAACTATTCTCTTAACAGAATGTACTGTAGTGGATGAACCAGAAGAGGAAAAATCAAACCAAATGGACCCAATGATGGGTATGATGTAAGTTATGGAAAAAAAGGTTGTTGAAAAAAACATCTTAATCGCTCGGAGAATGCCTCCGGGCGATAGATGGAAATTGGAAATAGAGGAAGGTAAAGAAAAAATCCATGGTTCTTTAACTGAAGCTTTAGAAACATATATGGTGCTAACTGGCTTTAGAGGTGAATATAGACTTGCCCCCATGAAAGGGGAATTGTATATTGTGCAAAATGAAGAACAAGAAATAATCCCTGTACCTGAAAAGAAATACTCTATTTATGGCGAATACTAAAGAACATAGTTTATTTGTAGAAAAATACCGTCCTTCTAGTTTAGAAAATTATGTAGGTAATGAACACCTTAAAACCACAATTTCTAAATATCTAGAACAAAACGATATTCAAAATCTTATATTTTATGGTCAAGCTGGGGGTGGTAAAACTACTTTAGCTAAATTAATAGTTAACAATCTTAATTGCGATTATCTCTATATTAATGCCTCTGACGAAAGAGGTATTGAAACCATTAGAGATAAGGTATCGGGATTTGCAAGTGTAGCTTCATTCAAACCCCTTAAAGTGGTTATTTTAGACGAAGCAGATTTTCTAACCATTCAAGCACAAGCCTCGCTTCGCAATGTAATCGAAACATTTTCTCGTACTACAAGATTTATAATGACCTGCAATTTTGTAGAGAGAATTATTGATCCATTACAATCCAGATGTCAAGTAATTAAGATTGTTCCCCCCTCTAAATCTGAAGTAGCTAAGCATTTAGTTTGGATTCTAGAGAAAGAATCTATATCTTATACATTAGAAGATATTAAAGTTATTGTAAACCAATACTATCCGGATTTAAGAAAATGTCTTAACACTATTCAATTAAATTCTAAAGATAGTACTTTAAAGTTAGACAATTCCATTTTAGTATCTTCTAATTACATAGATAAAGTAATTGATGAGTTAAAGAAATCAAAACCATACTTTAATAATATTCGACAAACAATTGCTGATTCAAATGTAGAAGATTTTGATGAGCTATTTAAAGCATTATATGAACGTGCTTCCGAATTTTTACCTAACAAAGAAGGAACAGTAGCTATGCTTGTAAATGATCACCAATACAAAGCTAATTTTAGAATTGATAAGGAAATTAACACTATGAGTTTAATACAAAATCTAATAAATAACAAATAAACATGGAACAACCACAACTTAACATTGACTTAAAAAACACTACAGGAATCCAGAATTCTGAAGGTGGTAGCGTATTTCAACAAGGTCTTATCTTGAGAAAAATCTCTAAATTCATTGCAGGTACACCTGAAGATGCAATTCTACCAATTCCAGTATTTTACGACCCACACACATTTAAAATCTTTGGAGAAGCACTACCAAAAGAATTGCGTGAAGAGCTTAAAGACGAAAGTATTTAATGAACAATATTTTTGATTGGTTAAAGGAAATTAATTCCACAAAATCCCATCCTGATTCATTTTCTAATCAGGATTGGGATGTTTGGAATTCTTATATGGTTCACAGATTCTTAAGTATGAATCCGGACTATATAGAACTGGTAAATGAAATTCAAATATTACCCCCAACCAACAAAAAGCAAATATATTCAATTTATCGAGAATATATTCCTAAAAACAACAAATGGTCTAAGTATGTTAAATCTAGTACTAAAGAACCAGACAAAGATTTAATTTTACAGCTAAAAAAATACTTTAATGTATCTGTTAGAGAAATAAAAGATTATTTAAAAATTTTAGACAAAAAACAAGTACAAAGTATTTTAGCTAAACAAGGATTAGAAGAAAAAGAAATTAAAAAACTACTAAAATGAAACTAGAATTATACGAAATGTTAATGACTCAAGCAATGGCAGAAAGAAGTAAAGCCATGCTAACTCTTAATCTATTATCTGAACATCCTGCTGGCATTGGAGATCACTCTACAACAGATTTTTATAATAATGCTGAAGAAGCATTAAAAATGTTAGTAGATGCAGATGATAAAATGGAGACATTGCAAAAATATTTTAGATCTAAATCTGTAATCTAATGAGCGATTCTATAACTGCTTACTACGATAGAGAAAAAGATAGACAGGACAGTTACGTTCAGTCTGTAAAGGAAAAATTTGAGCAGCGTTCACAAACTGGAATTGGATGCTACCTTATACATTGAAAAACTAAAAGATTTTGCCCAGAAAAATCCATAAAATAATTAAAGAAATTCAAAAATTTACTCCTCCGGGGGTGGATTATTCTTATCAAAAAGGAATTTCATTTTCCCAGATGACAATATTCAACAATTGTCCTCACAGATGGAAACTACAGTACAAAGATAAAATTAAGGCATTTACCTCTTCTATCCATACTGTATTTGGAACTGCTATACACGAGGCAATCCAAAAATATCTAGATGTAATGTACTCTAGTAGTGGGGCTGAAGCCGATAGGCTAGATTTAGTTGAGATATTCCAGGAAAAGTTTATGGACGAGTACAAAAAACAGTACACGTCCAACAATAAACAACACTTTTCTACAGCTGAGGAAATGAGGGAATTCTTTGAGGATGGAGTTGGAATTTTAAATTGGTTAAAGAAAAAACGAAACAAATACTTCTCTAGAAAAGGATGGTATTTAGTGGGTTGTGAGGTGCCAATCGTAATTCAGCCAAATAAAATGTATAATAACGTATTATATAATGGATTCTTGGATGTTGTAATGTACCATGAACCAACTTCTCGATATAAAAACAAGTACTAGAGGATGGGGTGATAAGGAAAAGAAAGACGAAAACAAACAATTCCAACTAATCCTATATAAACATTTCTTCTCAGAACAATATAATATCCCAGTTGATGATATTAGTGTTGAATTCTTTATTGTTAAACGAAAAGTGATGGATTGGGATGATGAAAAAATCTTATCTCCACATCAAGCATACAGAGTACAAACATTTATTCCTGCTAGTGGGAAAATTAAAATAACTAAAGCCAAAGAATCTTTAAATAATTTTATAAAAAAATGCTTTAACACTACTGGGGAAGTTAGAGAAGAGGAATATCCCAAAGTTGTAAGCAAGTGGAATTGTATGTACTGTCCCTTCAAAGAAGATAAAGATAATTGTGGAGAAGGTATTATTTTTTAATACTCCTTATATATTTATATTATATACAAATATACAAACATTTTAATTAAACTTTAAAACTATGGCTAAAGACTTAACTTTAACAAGCGTAAAGATTCAAACAGACCTGTTTGAAAATTTCAAAATTGAGTGTGTAAAACGAAAATTTAGTTTTCAAAAACTTGCCGATCGGGCTATTTATTTGTACCTTACAGATGAAGATTTTCGTAAAAAAATTACAAACCAAAACACAACCGAACTTTAAAACTAAAATATGAATAAAAGTTTTGATTATATCCCTAAGGATAAAAGAAAAAAAATCGTTTTAATTTGTGATGATATTAGAGTTCATTCTGGAGTAGCAACAGTTGCTAGAGAAATTGTAACTCACACTTGTCACCACTTTAATTGGGTTAATATTGGGGGTGCTATTAACCACCCAGATCAAGGTAAAAAATTAGATCTAAGCGCAGACAGTAATCAAATAGCAGGTATTGAAGATGCTTATGTTATGATGTATCCTACTAATGGGTATGGTGATGCTGATTTTTTACGTCAGGTAATTAAATTAGAAAAACCTGATGCTATAATGCTAATTACAGACCCAAGATATTTTGTTTGGTTGTTTAACATTGAGCAAGAAATTAGAAAAAATATTCCCATTACTTACTTAAATATTTGGGATGATTACCCAGCTCCAATGTATAACAGACCATATTATGAGGCTTGTGATTTATTGATGGGAATCTCAAAACAAACTGTAAACATTAACCAGCTAGTTTTAGGAGATAAAGGAAAGAATAAACTATTTAGATATATTCCTCATGGTTTAAATCATAAAGTTTATCGTCCAATAGAAGAAAATGATCCTGAATTAAAGAAATTTAAAAAAGATTTCTTTGGAAACGATAATCCTGATTTTGTTTTGTTCTTTAACTCCCGTAACATTAGAAGAAAACAAATTCCAGATGCAATGTTAGCTTTTAGAGCATTCTTAGATAGCTTACCTAAAGAAAAAGCTGATAAGTGTAAAATAGTATTACATACTGAAGAAGTAAGTGATCATGGTACAGATTTAAGAAAAGTTAAAGAGTATTTCTTTGATGAAAGTTATCCTAATGCTGTTAAATTTTCAACTCAAAAGTTATCTTCAATCCAACTTAATTATTTGTATAATATTGCAGATGCTCAAATATTGTTAACTTCTAATGAAGGTTGGGGATTAACATTAACCGAAGCAATTTTAGCAGGTACTCCGGTTATTGCAAATGTTACAGGTGGAATGCAGGATCAAATAAGATTTGAAACTAAAGACGGAAAATGGTTTACCCCATCTGCAGATTTCCCTTCAAACCATACAGGTACACTCCAAAAACATGGAGAGTGGGCATTCCCAGTTTATCCAACTTCTAGATCAATTCAAGGTTCTCCACAAACCCCTTACATTTATGATGATAGATGTAGATGGGAAGATGCAACTGAAAGAATTAAAGAAATCTACAATTTGTCTAGAGAAGAACGTAAAGCAAGAGGATTAAAAGGTAGAGAATGGGCAATTGGAGAAGAAGCAGGATTTACCTCTGAAGTACAAGCTGAAAGAGTTATGGAAGCATTTGATACTTTGTTTTCAACTTGGAAACCTAAAGAAAAGTACGAGATTACCAATGCTACAGAGTACAAAGGAAAGTTTTTACCACATAAATTATTTTATTAATGAATAAACCAGTTTTTGTAATTAGCAGCCCATATGACACTTACTCAGGATATGGGGCTAGAGCTAGAGATATTATCCAAGCAATTTTAAATCTAGACAAATATGATGTAAAACTTTTACCCCAAAGATGGGGAAGCACAGCATGGGGATTTTGTGAAGATAATTCTGAATGGAGTCATCTTCATCAATATAGATTAGATACTCCTAATTTACCTTCAAAACCTGATATTTGGATGCAAATTTCAATTCCTAATGAATTTCAACCAGTTGGAAAATATAACATTGGGGTAACCGCAGGTATTGAATCTAGTTTATGTCGAGCTGAATGGGTTGAAGGTTTAAATAGAATGAATACAAATTGGGTTTCATCCAATTTTTCTAAACAAACTTTTGAAAATAGCAAATACGAAAGAAGAAATAAACAAACTAATGCAGTTGAAGGTTATACCCAACTAGAAAAACCAATTGAGGTAGTTTTTGAAGGCGCTAAATTAGATGTTTACAAATTAATTGAACCTAAGGAAATTAAAACAATTAATTTAGATGAAATTAAAGAATCGTTCTGTTATTTGTTTGTAGGACATTGGATGCAAGGTGATTTTGGGCATGATAGAAAAAATGTATCTTTATTAATTAAATCTTTTTATGAAGTATTTAAAGACAAACCCCAAAAACCAGCTCTAATTTTAAAGGCTTCAATTGGTATTGCCTCTTACATTAGCCGAGATGAAATTCTAGATAGAATTAAAATTATTAGAGAGTCTGTAAATTCTACAAATTTACCTAACATTTATGTTCTAAACGGAGAGTTTAGTGATAGTGAAATGAATGAACTATACAATCACCCAAAAGTAAAAGCTATGGTTAGCTTTACTAAAGGTGAAGGATTTGGTAGACCATTACTAGAATTTAGTTTTACAGGTAAACCAATCATAGCATCAGGATGGTCTGGCCACACAGATTTCTTAAAACAAAACCTAAGTACTTTAATTGCCGGAGAATTAGAAAATGTTCACCCAAGTGCGGCTAACGACTGGTTAATGAAAGAAAGCCAATGGTTTAAACCCAGTACAGTTGAAATTGGAAGACATTTAAAAGATTCATATACTAAGTACAAACAATATGTTTTAGGTGGTAAACAACAAAAACAATACTCTAAAAGTAATTTTAGTTTTGAAAAAATGCAAGAACTAATCTCTAATTTATTAGAAAAAAATGTTCCGAATTTTCCAAAACAGGTAGAATTGGTTTTACCTAAAATTACCTTACCCAAACTTAAAAAAATAGAATAATATGCAATACGATGGATTAACAGAATGTAGCAGGTGTGGAAGTGACGCCTGCTACGTTCAAGAAGTAACCTCTGAAGTTAAACTTGAATTTTGTTATGGGTGCGGATTTCAATCTCACTCATTAATGAAACCAGAAACTGAATTCTTTGCTGAACAACTAGCTTTACTCCCAGATTTATACAAATCTCTAATGGAAGAAGAGGAAGAAACAGGTAAAGTTTGGATGCCCTCCTTTATCAACGTAGAAGAAAAAGGTATGGTATTTGCAGATGGTACAGGTAGAGATAATTGGAGATGGGCAGGTGTAAAATCTGTACCTGTTGATAAAGAAGAAAAGAAAAAATTTAAAAATGCCAAGTACAGAGCAGACATGTCTACAATAAAACACTTTGAAGAACGTGACTTTATAGAGGCTTTGTCGTATATTGGGGTGTTACCCGAATAAAATACAATGCAAAGGTTTTTAGAAAAAATATCTTGGAAATTTAGAAGAGTTAATATAGCTTTCTCCCCTCTCTATATTGATTGGAGTGGGGCAGGAAGCTATTTTAGTTTTAGTATCTTCAAAATAGTGTATAATCTTAGAACTTATTCATTATTTGAAGCAGATTTATTACTACCCAACAAAACAACCCAAAAATACTTTCATGTCTATTCTTGGGATTTTTTGTTTCTTAGAGGATACTTACGTATGTTAGCTGAAGTTTTATCTGATAAAAATGTTTGGAATAGAAATAAAATGACTCGTTGGGATAAATTTAGGTTAAAAGTTTTAAATAAAATACTATGAAAATTTCATACGCTATAACTGTTAAAGACGAATTAGTTGAGCTAGATAGACTTTTATTTAAACTCAAAAAATACAAAAGAGATAGAGATGAAATTGTGGTTGTATACGATAGTTCGAATGGTAGTTCTCAAGTGGAACAATATTTGAAATCCCGAACAGTTTCTGAGTCTCCATTCAGATGGCATTCATTTGAATTCAAAAACAACTTTTCAGAATTAAAAAATTATATAACCAAACAATGTACAGGTGATTATATTTTTCAAATAGATGCCGATGAATTTCCAAATGAATATCTAATTTCCATATTACCTACCATACTAGAGTCAAACGCTGAAACCGAAGTGTATCTAACGCCAAGAGTTAATACTGTAGAAGGTTTAACTGAAGCACATATTCAAAAATGGGGATGGAATGTTAATGAACAAGGATGGGTTAATTATCCTGATTACCAATGGAGAATCTGGAAAAATAAACCTGAAATAAAATGGGTAAATAAAGTTCATGAAAGGTTGGATGGATTCAAAACTTATGTAGCTTTACCACCACAAGAAGAATTTTCTTTATATCACCCCAAAGATATCGAAAGACAAGAAAAACAAAATAAATTTTACGAAATAATATGAAATTAGGGATAGTAGGTCAAGGTTTTGTAGGTAATGCTGTTTACCAAAAGTTCAAAAAGTATTACGATGTACGGGTATTCGATTTGAATCCAATGGAACGAAACACATCATTTGAGGATGTGGCGAGATGTGATTATGTATTCGTTTGTTTACCAACTCCAATGAACCCAGATGGGTCCTGTAATACCGACATTGTTGAGGGAGTTATTAAAGAAATCAACGAGATTGGTGAGACCAAAGGTATTATAGTTAAATCAACTGTTCCACCAATGAGTACGGAAAAATGGAATGAGAAATACAAAACCAATATTGTATTCAACCCAGAGTTTTTGACTGAAAGAAATGCAGTGAGTGATTATCAAAATCAAACCCGCATTATATTAGGTGGACCAAGACCGACAACTACGGAATTGAAACAGATATTCTCAAAGGTATTTCCAAAGGCACATATTATTAAAACTGATTCAACTTATGCTGAAATGGTTAAATATGTGACTAATACATTTCTTTCAGTAAAAGTTTCTTTTGCAAATGAAATATATCAATTATGTGAAAAAGTAGGTGCTGATTATGATAAAGTAATAGAATATGCAACTATGGATGAAAGATTAGGAGAATCACATTGGGGAGTTCCAGGTCATGATGGTGATTTTGGATTTGGGGGACACTGTTTTCCTAAGGATTTATCTGCGCTTTTATATCTTACGGAAGAACTGGGAACAACTAATAATGTTTTAGAAGCAACCCAAAAAACCAATAATGAAGTTCGTAAAAATAGAGATTGGGAAAAAATGAAAGGCCGAGCAGTTATTTAAAATGAAAAATTTACTAATAGGAGCAATTAGTGGGAATTATTCCCCAAAAGATTTGGAAAATTGGGTGGATACATCTAATTGGGAAAATTGTGATAGAGTACTATTATTATATAATTCCTCTAATAACGGGTTAGAAGAATATTTAAAGATAAATAACATAGATATAATTATCCCTAATTTTGATTTTTGGGGTAATGATAAAAATATATTTAATTTTAACACCGGTATATGTGATTTTAACACATCATATGATTTAATTCATAATATTAGATTTTTTCATATATGGAATTTTTTACAAGATAATGTGTATGATAAAGTATTAATAACGGATATAAAAGACATTTATTTTAATAATAATCCATTTGATTTACTATCATCTTCTTTTATAACAGCTACAAGTGAAGAAATTATATATGAAAATGAGGAATGGAATAAAGCTCATATTCATTATAACTTAGGAATAATAGGATTACAAACACTGTTAGATAAACCTGTTTACAATGTCGGTGTATTTGGTGGTAATTATGAATTAATAAAAAATATATGTGCTGACATTTATTTAATGTCTGTAGGAAAATATAAAGTAGCAGATCAAACATCTTATAACTATTTAATTCAAACTAAATACAAAGATAAAACTATATTTACAGATTTAAAAAATAATTTAGCAATTCACTTACATGTTATAAATGCAGGATTAGTTCAATTTAATTTAAATAACATTAACCAATACTCAATAGTGCATCAATATGATAGAATACCAGGATTCAAACGTTAATTATTCTATAATTATTTCTTACCGAAATAGAGAATCTCATCTTTCTATGCTATTACCTAAGTTAGCTGAGGTATTTAATGGTAAATCATATGAAATAATTATAGCTGAACAAGACAATGATGAAAAATTTCAAAAAAATTCATTATATAACTTAGCAGCCCAAAAATCAAAAGGAGAATTATTAATATTCCATGATGTTGATTATTATCCAACAGATAATGTTTCATATGATACAACGTGTGATGTCCCTTTATATCCTATAAATAATGTTATTTTTCTAGACGAAAACAACCAACAACGAAAAATCTCAGATATACCAAATGGATATCAAAATTTTCACATTACAGTAGGGGACCATTCTGGGGGGGTATTTGTTATTCATCGTGATTTATTTTATAAAATGAATGGATTTAATCCCTATTATGTAGGATGGGGGAAAGAAGATGATGATACTAGAGATAGATTGCGTTTATTAGGATATAAATGGAAACGCAACACAGATGGAACTTTCTTAGGGTTATATCATACTGATAACAAACCAGCTGATAATGATAATGATTTTATTAATAATCATTACCTATTGGCAAATTTAAAAAATACATTAGATTTAGGATACAAACAAGTAACTGCAGAGGTAAATGAATATGATGCAGATGGGGTACGTTGGCTAAAAATTAAAAATTTTAAATATGAAAATAGAAGTATCTATAGGTGAGATTGTTGATAAACTTACAATACTTGCACTTAAAAAAAAGTATATTGATGATCAATTGAAGCTTGAAAATATTCAAAAGGAATATTCATATTTGCTAGATATTGTATTTAATGAATTAAAAATATCTCTAACTGATTACGATGAATTATTACATATAAATCAGTTGTTATGGGAAATTGAAGATGATATCCGAGTAAAAGAAAAAAATGCAGAATTTGATAATCAATTCATCGAATTAGCTCGGTTAGTTTATATCACAAATGATAAACGAGCGGATACTAAAAAACAAATTAATGAAAAGTACGGTTCTGAGTTTAGAGAAGAAAAGAGCTATGCAAAATACTAAATGTTTAGTAATTACCTATGGTTATTTTGGTGATATTATGTTTTCCACCTCATTAGCCCCTAAATTAGCCAACCAATATAATCAGGTAGATTATTTAATTGGTTTTCCTCAAATGAAAGCATTATTAGAGAATGATCCCTCAATTCATAAGGTATTTGTTTCCGACACCCCAAGTCCAAACCCCACCAGTCAACACTTACAGGAGGAGTATTCACGTGTAATACAATTGCAACCCTTAAATTATCTTGTAACTCCCTGTGAAGAATATCAACAATTTGCAGGATTTACGGATACAACCGCAGAGTATAAAATATATACTTTACCCCAATATGATTTAATAGCTAAAGAATATGTTGAACAATTAAAAAAAGAACATAACAAACCTGTTATTGGGGTAATGACTAATTGGGAACCCAAAACATATCTATTCACCCCAGACCAATATAAAAAAGGTATTGATGTTCCTAATCTAGGATATGGAGGGAGCCATCGAAATGTGCAGTATATTGTAAATGAACTAATTAATCATTTTACATTGGTGCCAATTGGTATGGGTAACTTATCACAATATCAAACTTCAAATATTAGTGATGATGATTCTAAATCATTAACATTTGAAGCTTCATTGCTTAAAGCATGTGACGCTTTTATTGGCACTGAAGGTGGATTGGCAAATTTAGCTGCGGGAGTAGGATGCAAAACGATATTAACAGGTGATTTTATTCATCAATTGTATGGGTGGAATGGGGTATTGAAAAAAATAAAGGAACCTAAATTAGGCCCTATTTATTATTTTCCCCATGATGGGCACATTGTGTTAGATCCATATTTAACAGATAATGAAATTATTAGTAAAATAATAAATTTGAGGCAATGATTAAGTTAGTTATATTTGATCTTGATGGTGTATTAGTTGAAGCAAAAAATATACATTATGAGTCATTAAACAAAGCTCTTGACCCACAGTTTGCCATTAATTGGGATGAACACTTATTAACATATGATGGGCTCAAAACCAATCAGAAGCTAGAAATGTTACATATCAAAAAAGGACTACCTCAAGAACTTTTTAAACAAGTATGGGATAAAAAACAATATTACACATTAAAATCCTTAAAAGAATTAAAACCATCCCCACAACTGCAAGTATGTATGGATTTGTTAATTCAAAGTGGGTATAAGTTAGCAGTATGTTCTAATAGCATTCGTAAAACAGTCTTAACTGTTTTATCAAGATTGGATATTATTGATCGCTTTGATTTGATATTATCTAATGAGGATGTCCAAAACAGTAAACCCCACCCCGAAATATATTGGAAAGCTATTTCAATGATGGGGTGTTTACCTGAAGAAACATTAATAATTGAAGATTCACCATTTGGGTTATTAGCAGCAAATAGATCAAAATCTCACGTAATGAGGGTTGAATCCCCGAAAGATATTACATATAATAACATTTACAAATACTTAAATAATCAAATAAATATGACTCCTAAATGGAAAAATGAAAAATTAAATGTTTTAATCCCTATGGCTGGGGCGGGAAGTCGTTTTGAGCAAGCTGGCTATACTTTTCCTAAACCATTAATTGAAGTAAATGGTAAGCCCATGATTCAAGTAGTAATTGAAAATCTAAATTTAGATGCTAATTACATTTATGTAGTTCAAAAATCACATCGGGAAAAATACAATCTAGATACCCTTTTAAATTTACTAACCCCAGGATGTAAAATAGTTGAAACTAATGAATTAACTGAGGGAGCTGCTTGTACTGCATTATTATCTAAAAAATATATTGATTCAGATGCTCCTTTATTTTTTGCTAATTCAGACCAATTTGTAGAATGGGATTCAAATGAATTTATGTATAAAATGCAAGAAACAAATTCTGATGGAGGAATTGTTTCTTTTCCAGCTACACACCCAAAATGGAGTTTTGCTAAAGTGGATGAAAATGGATTGGTGACTGAAGTGGCTGAAAAGAAACCAATATCAAATATTGCAACTGTTGGATTTTATTATTGGAAACATGGTTCTGATTTTGTAAAATATGCAGAGCAAATGATTGAAAAAAATATTAGAGTAAATAATGAATTTTATGTTTGTCCTGTGTTTAATGAAGCTATTAAAGATAAAAAACATATTAGAACGTTTAATGTTTCTAAAATGTGGGGATTAGGTACTCCTGAAGATTTAAAATATTACTTAGAAAATTACAAATCATGATAAAAATAGACAATTTAGAAATTTCCCAAACATCACAAGTTATTTTTGATAGCTTTAATTCTTTCATATTAAGTGAGGATAGACGAGTTTTTAATAAACTAATAGCTCGAACATTACTTTACAATCAAACTCAAGATATTCCTGGAGATATTGTTGAATGTGGGGTATTTAAAGGAACAGGATTATATACCTTTTTAAAATTAAAAAATATTTTTAATCCTAATAGTTCAAAAAAAGTAATTGGTTTTGATTTCTTCAATACTGATACTTTAATATCTTCTATAAAAGATAAAATTGATAAAGAAGCAATGGGAGTATTATTTGAAGGTAGAAATTTTAAACACAATGAATCATCTGCAGATGTGCTACATAATCAAATTATATCACATGGTTTCCAAAAATCTGAATTTGAATTAATTCAAGGGGATATATCAATAACTAGTAAACATTTTTCCGAAAACAATCCTGGATTTAAGATATCTTTACTGTATATGGATTTAGATTTGGAACAACCAACATATGATACTTTAAATAATTTATGGGATAATGTAACAAAAGGGGGAATTATTGTGTTTGATGAATATGGTTATCACAAATGGAGTGAATCCCGGGGAGTTGATAGATTTATAGAGGAAAAAAATTTACAAATAAAATCCTTAAATTATCATTGTCCTACAGCCTATATAATAAAGTAATTTAAATCACACCTAATGAAAGTAGCACTATGTCTATCAGGACAAGCTAGATTTTTAGAAACATGTTACTATGAATCTATGAAACCCAATCTAATAGATGATTTAAATCCTGATGTGTTTATACATACTTGGGACACATCAACTATGGTGGGCCAACATTTTAAAAGTGGAGGTGGGGGGATAATGGGAGATAAAATCCCATCTAATCTAATGGAAACTATGGTTAATCTATACCAACCCAAGAAATATATAATAGAGCCCCAAAAATATTTTGAATCCGATAAATGGGGTAGTAGATTAATGTTAGGTATTAAAAGTGATCATTTATGCAGTATGTTTTATTCAATACATGAATCTAATAAACTTAAAAAACAATACGAATACGAAAATAATTTTATATATGATTGGGTTATTAGAATTAGATTTGATATGGCAATTCCTAGTGGACCATTAAATTTAAATGAATTGGATAATAATCATTTATGGGTAGCTACAGGATGTTTTGATAATGTAAATGGATACTTAGATTCATTGGGGTACTCAAGCTCCCAAATTATGGATATATACTCAGACACATTTAACCATATAGATTATATAATTGGTAATAATCCAAATATGGGGATTTGCGGAGAATATGTTTTACGAAAACATATAGATAAAAATAACATTTCAGTAATGGAAATTGGAAATCATAAAGCATATAGATGATATTAATATCACATAGAGGAAATATAAATGGAAAAATAGAGGAATATGAAAACTATCCTCCATACATTGATTCTGCTATCAAATTAGGATATGATGTTGAAATTGATATGTGGTGTGTCGATGGTAGAACATACTTAGGACACGATGCGCCTCACTATGAAATAGATGATAAATGGCTAAGCACCAGAGCTGATAAGTTATGGATACATTGCAAAAATGTAGAACTATTAAATTGGATTAGAAGTACAATATTACATTACTTTTGGCATGAAGATGATACACTTACATTAACATCTAAACAATATATGTGGGTGTATCCGGGCAAACAACCAATTAAAGGGAGTATTGCTGTAATGCCTGAAGTTTACAATGATGATGTTTCTAAATGCCTAGGAATTTGTAGTGATTATATAAAAAAATATAAAAAATGAAAATAATATATAGAATATCAGACACAGGTTATAATAAAGTAAAACCTGAGTATGTTAATAATGAAAATTGTTTGAAAAATGCTACCCAAATATTTAAAGATGCCGATTGGTTAGTAATAGCAGATAATGTTTCAAAAGAAACAGAAAGAATAATTTTAAAGTATCAGTCCAACGTACAACAAGTAAATGTTGGACATGGAGCCGGAACTTTTAATTTGGCTTTAGATGAAGCTCTAAAGTTAGAAGATAACGAAATTGTTTATTTTTTAGAAAATGATTACTTGCACAAACCTAATTCCTATTCTATCTTAAATGAAGGATTTGAGATAGGGGCAAGCTACGTGTCTTTATATGATCATCCTGATAAGTATATTGATGGAGGAAATCCTTTTGTAGAGAATGGAGGAGAAATTACTAGAGTATTTCTATCTAACAATTGTCACTGGAAATTAACTAATTCTACTACTATGACTTTTGCTTCCAAAGTTAAAACCTTACGATCAGATGAAGGAATTCTTAGAAAATATACATCTGGAACTCACCCATATGATTTTCAAATGTTCTTGGAACTTCGAGATAAAGGTCGTACATTGATAACACCACTTCCAGGATATTCAACACATGGAGAAACAAAATGGTTAACCCCTTTAATTAATTGGAATGATATCTGTAATTATCCCCTCGTATAGAAATCCAAAATGTTTGGATATATGTTTAGAATCAGTTTTAAAAACTCAATCTAACACTAATGAAATTATTGTTGTATTAGATGGTTTTGCTGAAGAATCTTCTTATGTTGTTGAGAAATATAAGAATAAGGTCTATTTCCTACCTTTAAGTCAAAATATGGGAATGCAGTATTCCTTAAATATTGGAGTATATAATGCTTCTAGTGAATGGATTTTAGTAGTAAACGATGATAATGTTTTCCCTATGAATTGGGATTCTATTTTATCCCAAGATAAAACAGACAAATTAGTTATTTCCCCCAATCAAATAGAAAAATCCCCCAGTATATTTAATTTCATAACTAAAAATTTTGGAGGAGTAAATGATTTTAAATTAGATGAATATCTATTAACTGAACCAAAATTTAGAAAGGAAGAATTAACTGAAAATGGTGAAATATTTCCATTTTTTATGCAAAAAAAATATTATATGGCTGTTGGAGGATTTGATACTTGGTATCCATCCCCATTTATATGTGATTGGGATTTCTTTTTAAAATTAGAAATGATTGATATAAAATTTATAAGATCGCAAAAATTAGCATTTTATCATTTTGGTAGTATGGCTACTAAAAATGGCAATGAAAAGGAAAAATTTACCCAAAGTGAACAAACTGCAGCTGAAATGTTTGAATATAAGTGGGGGTTTGGGCCTATTAGACATCAAAATAATTCACATAAACCAAATAATACAAATATAAAAGGAATAAAATATGAATAAAGTATTAATTACAGGGGTGGCAGGATTACTTGGAAGTAGACTTGCGGATTGGTTAATTGAAAATCACCCAAAAATTAAAGTGGTAGGTATAGATGATTTGAGTGGTGGGTATAAAGAAAATATAAATCCAAAGGTAGAATTCTGGCAGATGAATTTGGTTAGCCATCCAATTGAAAATTGTTTTGAAATTCATAAATTTGATTATGTATTCCATTTTGCAGCATATGCTGCAGAAGGATTATCACCCTTTATTAGACAATATAATTATGAAAATAATTTAGTAGCAACTGCAAGAATTATAAATCAATGTATTAAGCATGATGTTAAACGATTAATGTTTACATCAACACTTGCGGTATATGGTCATGGATATGGTGGAATATTTGATGAAGATCAAATCCCAAAACCAATTGATCCATATGGAGTTGCAAAATATGGTTGTGAGATGGATATTCAAATCGCTGGGGAACAGCATGGTTTAGATTGGACAATCATCAGACCACACAATGTTTATGGTATTAAACAAAATATTTGGGATAAATACCGAAATGTATTAGGTATTTGGATGTATCAACATTTGAATGGAGAACCAATGACTATTTTTGGTGATGGAGAACAAACTCGTGCATTTTCATTCATTGATGATTCATTAGAACCACTTTGGAATGCAGCAATTAGACCTGAAGCATCAAAACAAATTATTAACTTGGGGGGTATTGAAGAAATTTCAATTAAATATGCTTCAGAGATTTTAAGAGAAGTTATGGGGGCAGGTGAAATTATTCATTTAGAAGGAAGACATGAAGTAAAACATTCAATTCCAACTTTCCAAAAATCGATTGATATACTTGGATTTAAACATCAAACTAATTTAAAAGAAGGTTTAATTAAAATGTGGGATTGGGCAAAACAACAACCAATTAGGGGAAGATTTGTTTGGCCAACTTACGAATTAGATAAAGGAATATATTCTTTTTGGAAAGTATAATCTAAAAATTTTTAATACGAGTTTGATTCCTGAATTCTATTTCATATATTTATAAAGTATTTTAAAAGGTTATAAATTATGAATTTAAAAATTAAAAAATTAAAAAACGTGGAAATGATTCCTTGCTCTAAGTGTGGTAAAGATATGCCTGAACTTAGAAAAATTAAATTTGGCTACGATTTCTGTATTCACTGCTCAGACCAATATGGTTTGATTGGGAAAAAAAGAGCAATTACTGTTCAAATGGGAGAAGGTGACCATACCTGGAATGAAACTATTATCATGAGTGAAAAAGATTTTCTAGAGTATGAAAAACAAGAAGAATTAACTTTACAACTAATAGGAAAAAAGAAAGCTCACAAAGCAGAATTCCATTCTTTTGACGAAGAAAATACTGTTTCTGAAAGACTAGTTATTAATCCCAAAGAAGACTAAAAGTGCCTCAACCTAAACCATTAAGCAAAGCTATGATTGTAGCTGCGCATGCTAAAACTCAATCTAATTTAGCGGCCGCAAGATATTTGCATGTTTCGTATCAACATTATAGAAAATTCGCTAAAATATACGTTGATGAGGTAACAGGCAAAAGCTTGTTTGAACTTCATAAAAACCAATGTGGTAAAGGTATTCCCAAATTTCTTAAACATACCAAAAAAGAACCTGCTCTATTAGATATTATAGAGGGAAGAGTTGCCGCTTCTCACTTTCAACCTAAACTAAAGTATAGAATGATAGAGCAGGGATATTTATCAGAGGAATGTGTTCAATGTAAATTTAAAGAGCGTAGAGTTTTAGACTATAAAATGCCTTTACTCTTGCACTTTAAAGATGGAAACAATTCTAATTGGTCTTTGGATAATATAGAGTTGCTTTGTTACAATCACTATTTCCTACTAGTTGGAGATATATTTAACGAAAAAGATCTTAAATACATTGAATCACACCAAGAACAGTATGGAATTTCTGATGCTGTAAACTGGGAAGTGGATGATTATCATCTTCAAAGATTAAAAGAATTAGGTCTTCATGACGATGAAGATGATGTTAACCAATACATTTCAAGAATATGAGTTCAGAGGAATTTGAAGATTTAAATGATAAACATAAAAAAATTAGGGATAACTATAAAGAAATAAAGTCAACACATTTAGAAAAATTAGGAAGTAAGATATTGAAAAACGAAGAAAAGTTTCGTAAATTAAAAGACAAAAAAATTAACAACAACTTTCTTAAACACTTCTGATATGAAATTTAAACATCATTTAGTTTACGATAATTCTGAAAACATTGGGTATATGTTAGAAGGGGGAGATTATAATCTATCCTGTTTAGTAGTAGATACTACCCTTGAAAACCTTCAAACTAAAAAGAAAGTTATACCTATTGTCTCTATTTATGCCCAAGAAGAAGATATGGTTTGGGACCTTACATTAGATAGAGAAGACATGGAAGAAACCCTCAGTAAGAATCTTGAAATCATGGAAAAGTTTGAAGACTATGAAAGGTGTCAAGAAATAGTTAATGGTATAAAGTTTATTCAAAGTAAAAACAAAAATGGCAACAAAACAAAAAACAAAACAGGCAGTTAGCTCGTTTGCACCTAAAAGAACCAAAGTTTCAAGACCTGGAGTACACGCTAAGACTAAAAATTCTAGTACTAAGCACAATAAAAATTACGCCAAAGTTTATAGAGGGCAAGGAAAATAATACTTTAAGTATTTTTTTGTTTTCTTTACAATTTTTTAATAATCTTTTTGCAGAAAGCCTCTCGCGAAATGGTAGGCTTTCTGCTTTTCTGTTCGTAAATTTACATTGTTGAAAGATTAAGAAATATGAAAAACAAGAACCAATCAATTTACAGAGCAATAGAGGAATTGCGCAAAATGAGTAATGCCGGATTAATAGGGGAAGATGATTTTCTTCCGTTGTTTTTCAAACTAAAGGATCAACTTCTTCCTGAAGCATCACTTCCATCATCCTTAACTTTATCAGATTTGGAATGTTATGATTTCCAATACTATGTTGGTCATATTGCGGATATGGATGGAAATGAATGGGTTAACCAAGAAACAGCAGAATTAGTTTTACTAGAATATAATGCAGGTGTAAGATGATAAAATATAAACACACACATCCCGTATTACCTCCATTTTTATTTACTTCCCATATTGATGGAAAAAAGTATATAGTACCAGGGTGGAAAGAAGTACACCCAAATACTACCTTTAGTGATATTGAATGGGTAAGAGAGAAAATAGAGGTTAAAAAAGCAGATATCCAATCATTTGAGTTTAAATCTTCAAGTGGTAGTGAGATTTATATAACTAAAAAATATACTAACATTGATGGATCTGTTAGATACAACTGTTCATGCCCTGGGGTATGGAGAACAAGAGGTAACTGTAAACATATTAAAGAAATAAGAGATGGCAAGATCAAGTGAAAGACTTAAATCATCAGTTGGGGTAGTATTTACAACCTCTACTCAAGCAAACCCTACACATAAAATTAAGGTATTTAAGAACAAAACAGTAGATGAATTACTAGATTGCAATTTTGAAACCCCAGGTATCCCACTTAAAGCAGATATTAAAGAAGTGGTAATTGGAGATAAACTTATAAGCAATCTCATAACAAAGTATAAGATTAAGACAACTTAAGTATATTTATAAGTAAAATGTTTGTCTCCACTTTACTTTCAATCGTGTGTCTTGTAGTAGTAATAGCTATCTTGAAAAAAAGACAAGAAAAACGAATCAATTGGTAATACTTTCAAAAATTCGTTAAACTACTTACAGAAAGCCTCACGCTAAAAATTTGGAGACCCGAGTCCCTCAGCGTAGATTTACATTGTTGATTTAAAACGAATATAAAAACAAAAAAATAATGGTTATGGAAAAGCAATTACTACACACCTGTCTTTACAAGGCAAAACAATCTTTCAAATTGGGAAATGAAGAAGAAGCTCGTGATTTTTGCGACTTGGGAATCGCTTATATTGCTGATAAAAGATTAGACGGATACGAACCTGAAGATTTAATTGAAGGTATTAAGGTAGATCTATGGTTGGAGAGATTTTGGATGTTTTTAGAAAATAAAAATTTGTTGATGTAATGGGGGAAAAACGAGGTAATACCGGAAAATTAGAAAACCCGTACAACGATAATGGTATTTTAGAAGTATACCATGATGAAATTGGAAAGTGGATTAGAGTAACATCTCGTGAATTTAGATCTTGGGGTGGTAAAAGGAAAATAACAGAATATAGGTATCCTTACAGACAACCTACTGAAGAAGTAACTTATGAGTATGTCAAATGGTTCTCGTCCTAAATCTCAGTCTACGTATAGCGAAAGAATTTAAACCATATATAAAATGAAACTTAGAATGTTAGAATCAGACACCAGAATGCGTTTCCTATTAGGAAATAATCCTATTGGTGAGTTAGTAAAAGTAGTATCAAACAGTTGTAAACCAAGAAAACATGAAGCTAGAATCAAAAATCGAAGTATTAAATCGTAAATCTGCATTTGTAGAGTTAAAAGATTATTGTGTTAACTCTATGGGAGCAGAAGATAATCACGATTTTCTAGAGGTTACAGAATGGTCTAATGGTGAAGGATATGATATCCATATTTTAGACTCCCAAGGAGATAGACATATTGAACTTACTTGGGGCCAATATAAGGCTCTAAAAAAGTGTATTAAAGCAATTGATAAGCATGAGTAAGTTAAATCAAATGAGAATACCTTTAGGTTTTAGTGTTGACAATTGGAAGTTAGTTCGTGAATCGGATGGACTAGTTAGATTATCTAGTGATATTTTATGGCTTGAGTGGAATGATGATCGTACTTTTAAATCTAAACATGATGAACCTTCTATTGATAGAAGTTTAATTATG